AATGGCGTTGGCCCAGAAGCATTCAACGCCAAGAGCCACCAAAGGGGAAAATGAAAAATACATTTTCAGGGTATGGCTCTTAAGGCTCGGCTTTATCGGAGACGAGTACAAGGCAGCGAGGAAGCTTCTGCTGGACAGGCTTGACGGAAACGCGGCCTTCAGGACGGAAGAGGCCATGAGGGAGGCTATGGCTAAAAGGAGAATCAAGCCCGGCGATAATGCCGGGAATGCTGATGAATTCCCTTGATTAACCGTATGAAGATGGAAATAAATGCAAAGCCCGCCTCTGGCGGGTGTTTGCGCTGTGCAAAATAAACAGCTTTATGAAACGGTATTTGTGATGAATTTCATAAGAATTGTCTTGCTATCCTGTGTTTTCCATGGCCTAATGTACACTGCCGAAAGGCAGAAAACACAGGGAAAGCGAGGAAAATTACAATGCTTGAAACGAGATTCGGAATCGAGGTTGAATTTACAGGGATTACAAGGGCGCAGGCGGCAAAGACAGCCGCGGAGTTTTTGGGCGGGAGGGTCGAAAGCGAAAACGATTATTACAACACCCAAAAGGTTATCGCGCCGGACGGACGGGTCTGGAAATTCATGAGCGACGGCAGTATCAAAACGCAGAAAAAGGAGCGCGGCCGGATTGTGGAGGCGGGCCGGGAATACAGCGTGGAGCTGGTAAGCCCAATACTCACCTACCGGGAGGATATTGAAACCCTGCAGGAACTGATCAGGAGGCTACGCAAGGCGGGCGCTTTTGCCGTTCCGAGCTGCTGCGGTATTCATGTTCATATTGACGGGGCAAACCACACGCCGCGAAGCATCCGCAACTTCATCAACATCATCGCCAGCAAGAACGACCTGCTCTACAAGGCGCTGCAGATTGAGCCGGAAAGGATGCGGTTCTGCAAGAAAATGGACGCGGCGCTGGTGGAAAAGATAAACCGCCGCAAACCGAAAACCATGGCGGCCATTGAGAGCATCTGGTATGAAGGCTATGAGGGAAGCCGCAGGCAACATTATCATGGCAGTAGGTACAATTTTTTGAACCTGCACAGCTTTTTCAACGGCAACGGAACGATCGAACTGAGGGGATTCAATAGTGATCTCCACGCCGGGAAAATCAGAAGCTACATAGTTCTTGCCCTGGCGCTAAACCATCAGGCGCTGACTCAAAAATGCGCCAGCAGCAAAAAGCCGCAGGTTGAAAACGAAAAATTCGCCATGCGGACATACCTCAACCGCATCGGGCTTATCGGCGACGAGTTCAAAAACTGCCGTGAGCACCTTTGCAAACACCTCGACGGCAACGCGGCATGGCGGTTTCGGGCGGCATAGATGACCGGGCGCTTGGGGCGGACAGCCGCCCCTTGCCCGCGGCAAACACAAGGAGGATGATGCAAATGAACGAGGAAAAAGGAACAGTTTATTTGGCATACGGAAGCAACCTGAATTTAAAGCAGATGGCATACCGCTGTCCAACGGCAAGAGTGCTTGGACAAGCGAAGCTCAATGGCTACCGGCTGCTGTTCCGGGGCGGCAATGGCGGCGCGGTGGCGACAATAGAAAAGCAAAAAGGCGAAAGCGTGCCGGTATTGCTTTGGAGAATCATGCCTTATGACGAGGAAGCGCTGGACCGATATGAAGGATATCCGCATCTGTACCGGAAAGAAACGGTTAAGGTGCGATTCAAAGGACAGTGGGTGCCAGCAATGGCATATATCATGAATGACGGCAGGCCGCAAGGCGCGCCGAGCCGCTACTACTACGAGGTAATCCGGCAGGGATATATGGACGCGGGCTTTGATATTTCGATTCTTGATAAAGCGGTTCGGGATTCGATGGCGCAGACGGAGAAACCGGAGATATAGGGAAAAACGCTGACAACGCAATAACTTCATAGAAATATGCTTGGCAAGAGGAACTTCGCAAGAGGTTCCTTTTTTTGCTGGCAAAAGGAGGCTGATGATTTTGAAAGTGAAAAACAGGTACCTTATATCGGAAGACGGGAGCTATGTTACCGGTTATACCAAAAAGGGCGAAGAATTCTATTTCGATATAGAAGACTTTGAAAAAGTGAAGAAGCATGCCTGGTATCTCTCAAAACGCGGATATATTGCAACCAACATCCACCGCAGGGCGCGGCTGATGCACAAGGTTCTCCTCGGAGATATCGATGGCGCGGATGTTGACCATATATCCGGGAACAAGCTTGACAACCGCAGAAGTAATCTGCGCGTTTGCACCCATCAGGAAAACATGTTCAACCAGAGAAGAAGATGCACCAACACGACCGGTTTTATGGGCGTCAGTTATATGAAAAGGGTTGGCCGCTATGAAGCATATGTCCATTGCGGGGGCAGAAAACATTACGCCGGCTTGTTCCGCAGCCCGGAAGACGCGGCGACAGCGCGGGACAAGAAAGCATCCGTCCTTTTCGGCGAATTCGCGAGGCTGAACTTTCCGGCAGGGCGGGAAAGCGGTGGCTAAAACAAGCGTAAAAAAATTCACGCCAACCCGGTTCATGCTGCCCGATTCCCGCTACGATAAAGAGCGGGCCGACCATGCCGTCGCCTTCATAGAAAACCTCAGGCACACCAAAGGGGTTTGGGCGGGGCAGCCGTTTTACCTGCTCGGCTGGCAGGAGGAACTGATCAGAAACGTTTTCGGCGTGATCAAAAAGAACGGATACCGCCAGTTCAACACCGTATTCATTGAGGTGCCGAAAAAATCCGGAAAGTCGGAGCTTGCCGCCGCTGTCGCGCTCTACATGCTTTGCGCCGACGGGGAGCAGAGCGCAGAGATATACGGCTGCGCCACCGACAGGCAGCAGGCCGGGATTGTGTTTTCCGTCGCCCTTGATATGATACTTCAGTGCCCGGCACTGAAAAAACGCGTGAAGATCGCCGAATCCCAGAAAAGGATAATTTACGAGCCGACGCGGAGCATATATCAGGTTTTGTCGTCGGAAGTGGCTTCAAAGTATGGGTACAACGTGCACGCCTGCATCTTCGACGAGCTTTTGGGGCAGCCGAACCGCAAGCTGTACGACGTCATGACCAAGGGCTCCGGGGCGGCAAGAAAGCAGCCGCTTAATTTTGTCATCACTACAGCCGGATCGGATAAAAACAGCATTTGCTATGAAGTGCACAGCAAGGCGCTGGACATACTTGAAGGCAGAAAGCATGACCCGACGTTTTACCCTGTGGTGTACGGCGCGCCTGAGGACGCGGACTGGACGGATCCGAAGGTGTGGAGGGCGGCAAACCCGTCTTTGAGCGTAACGGTGGATGAGGAATACCTGCGTCTTGCCTGCGAGAGCGCAAAGCAGAACCCCGCCGAAGAAATGCTGTTCAGGCAGTTTTTCTTATGCCAGTGGACTTCCACCGCGGTGCGCTGGATGCCTATGGACAAATGGGACAGGTGCGCGTTTCCTGTCGTTGCGGATAGCTTGCGCGGCAGAACCTGCTACGGCGGGCTTGATCTGTCCAGCACAACCGATATCACGGCCTTTGTACTGGTGTTTCCGCCGCTGGATGAATCGGACAAATATCAGATCCTGCCTTTTTTCTGGATACCGGAGGACAACATCGACCAGCGCGTGCGGCGGGACCATGTGCCATATGACGTCTGGGAACGGCAGGGATTTATATATACCACCGAGGGCAACGTGGTGCATTACGGTTTCATCGAGAGCTTCATCGAGGAACTTGGCATGAAATACAACATTCGGGAAATTGCCTTTGACCGCTGGGGTGCGGTTCAGATGACGCAAAATCTCGAGGCTTTGGGCTTTACTGTTGTACCTTTCGGGCAGGGCTTCAAGGATATGTCGCCGCCTACAAAGGAGCTGATGAAGCTGACACTTGAAGAAAAAATCGCACATGGCGGGCATCCGGTGCTTCGCTGGATGATGGACAACATCTATGTCAAAACGGATCCGGCAGGGAATATCAAGCCGGACAAGGAGAAACGCACAGAGCGGATTGACGGGGCGGTGGCCTTGATTATGGCGTTGGATAGAGCTCTCAGACATGAGGGCGACATCTCGGTTTATGACTCAAGAGGCATTCTGGTTTTATAGGGGTTTGGAGGTTCAGCCCCGTTCGTCTATGATAATCGTGGCTTTTGATTTTGTAACTTTATTTTGGTACTTTATTTTGGTAAGAATAAATCAATTGATTTTAGGGCACAATTATGGTACAATAGAGCCACGAAAGGGGCTGGTAATTATGCCAAAAATCATTCCGATCCGGGATTTAAAAAAGACAAGCGAGATTTCTCAAATG